CGTAGGGGATACTTGCGTATTCCACCCCGTCTATCGTGATACTACCTGCGGTGTAGGACACGCCGGGTTCCATTGCCTGCCCGCAGTCCTCGCAAATTGCGTGCTGTTTGGTCATGATCCTCCTCCTAGCCTGCGGGTCTAGCCTGCAGGGGTGTCACAGTGGTAGTGCGTAGTTCCGCGCGTCTTTCAACCCGTCCACGAAGCCGCGCATATACTGGTATTCGCCGTCGTCGTCACGGATGAACGACAACTCGCGTTGCGCCACGTCGATAGCCTCTTTGATCATGCCGAGGATATGGGCGCGCTCCTCCTCGGCGGTCGTGCGTGTTGTTGCGCTCTTCATGTCGCTCGCTTTGGTAGCCTGCAGGCTCGCGAGTGCATTCTCGACCTGCGCCAGTCCATATTTCGGCGGTCGAGCGCAGCCCGCCATGAGTCCGTCGGCTACGGCTTTGCCCAGATACTCGCCCGCCACATCCAGCGCCCTGACTACCTGACGCATTTGTTCCGGTGATAACGTGGTCCCTCTCGTGTCTGTTGGCATGTTAGTCTCCCTCACTCTCCCCATAAGCACACTCGTGCGGCCTCGGCGGCGGCGCGGGTGTGATATATCTCATGCGGACGCCAATACTGTGGATGCAGGGAATCGCTCGATAGTTCGATCCCGTACTTTTCGTCTTCCCTCATAACCAGTTTACGTACGACACGTGCCCGCCCAGTTGAACATGAGATCACGTAAACGACTTGGCCGTATTGCCAGCAGTGCGTTCTTGTGCTCATTGCCCGGCCTCTGTCTCATCCAGCAGCATGCGCGCCAATGTGTCGGCGGGGTTCTCTCTGCCGCGACCATTGATCGCAAAGCGCTGCGCTGTACGGTGCGGACTGTCGAAGCGGTAGTCGTCAAGACCGCCCTGCTCAAAGCGTCGTATCTGCGTCGAAACGAGCTTCCCGTTGTGCCAAATGTTACCTAGTAGGTTTGCCATGTCTCATTCCTCCTGCCCGCTTGCAACGCGGGGGTTGTTGGTGGTGGACAGTTTCTATAACTGTCCGGTCGGCAATTGTGGTAGGTTGGCGCGCTCGCCTTGCCACGAGCCACCATGCCACGTGAACCCCGCCGACTTCAGGGCGTCAATGATACTACGCTCCGGCTTCTCCGCGAATGTGACGCGCACGTACTTACTGCCCTCGGTCCCCTCGATAACGACACCGCCGTTGGCTTCGGCTTGTGCCGCGCGTTTCTGCTGTGCTGCGATGATAGCCATGCGCTCCTTGTCGGCACGGATGCGACTCCGCAGGTTGCTGAGCGTGTATGTGGGATACGGCTGCTTCTCCCAGGAATACGCTTTCGCGATGCCGTCGGCGAACACTTGCGCTCTAGCCTCTGGGATGCCTGCGAGTGCGGCGAACTTGGCAACGTCGCCCTTGGACTGTCGCCATGCCTTATTGACCGCGACCATCCGCGCGGCGTCTGCTTCGCGGGTGGCTATTCGCTCCTCAAGACACCCGTGCGCGTCGTTGTCGTCAGAGAATATGGTTCTGTCGAGCTGATCGGCCAAGCCTGCGGCCTTCTCGGCGTGGTGGCTGGCCAGTTCCCGGTTGTCGTTCGCGGCGCGTATGGCATTGTCGATCCGCTCTGCGTCGCGTCGGGCGTGCCTCTCGCTGTGGTGGCCGACTAAGATCGGCTGCCCAAGCGGAATGCCGTCCATAATGGAGTATGCGCGCTTGGATGCGCTCGCGCTTCGCGCCTTGGCCTTGTCGGCCCATTCTGCGCGCTTCTCTAGTTTGTTCTCAAGCCTCTCTCTTCGTGTCATAACTCTCTCTCCTCTCGGGCAAACCGCCCGCGTCTGGGGACCGCGATCCCCAGCGCCGATGGTCAGGCACTACCAGCATTCGCGAGCCGGTCTGCCCAACACCGGGCAGTCAGGTCGTGCGGCGCATTCGTGGCAGCACATATCCTCAATGGCGCAGTCGGTCGGATAGCCATTGCTCTCGCGGTGCGCTTTGCACTCAGCCGCACAATGCAGTCGTTCCTCGCGCCACGTTCGCGCAGTTATCAGCGTGTGACCTATCTGGACTTGGGTTGCCATGTTATCTCTCCCAGCTCGCAACGTACTGCTCGTGCGCGAATGTGTCAGGAGCCTCTTCCTCGACCGGCTCTGCGAGCTGCTCCGCATACAGCCAACCGTACCACGGTTTGCCAGCATAGTCCGTGACGCCGGTCAATACTCTGTGGAGTCCGTCTTTGCATCTGCCGCGCCTAATGACCGTGACGGGCTCGCCGATCCCGAACACTTGGGTATTGCCACCGCATATGCCGTCGTCGGCCAGATAGTCATACAGCGTCACATTCTGGGTTAGTGCGTATCTACGTGTTTTCATGATCTCTCGTCCTCTCTCTCTGTCCCGCCATATCGGCGGCAGGGGCGGCTGCCCCTCGCACGGTTTACGCCGACTCAGGATATATGGAAGTTGCTCGTGATATAGTCCAGCACGTCTACAGCGGGCACGTGCGCTACATATGTGCACTGGCCGCCCCACCAGTGCCGAACAGTGCAAGTGTGAAAAGCGCGGATGACGTCAAATCCACAGCGGACACCAGCGCAATCGTAGGAAAAACTCAGTAGTAGCATTGCTTTAGTCCTCCACCACCGCACAGACAGTGCAGCCCTGGTAGAATGTGTTTACGTCCTCCTCGGTGGCTACTGCATACGGCGCGAACTCTGCGTTATCGTCGGCATGGTCGCACACAACGTAACGCGGCGTGCCGGTCTTGTGGAACATGGCCCGCGCCTTATCGAGCGCGGCAGTGAACTGACTCCAACTATTGCTATTCATAACCTCGTCCTCTCTCTCGTGTGCTCTAACGTATTCATTATCGCCCATACCTAGGTGTTTGTCAAGAGGTGCAGCCAAAATAAATGGACTTTCTTTCTGCCGAGCTCAACCCCGCAATTCTACCAGGCAAGCGTTGGCCACTAGTAGCGAAAATAAATGTCTGCCGGAGGGGGTTTGAGTATTGCCAAGTGCAGCAGACAGGTGTATAACAATAGTGGTGTTCACAACTGGTGGGCACTGTCTCTCTCCTTCTCTCGATAGGGGCCGGGCTAGCGTACTAGGCGCGAAAGCTACTATCCCAGGTGGTTGCCCGGTCCCGGGTTAAGCTGGGTTGCACTGTGGGAGGTGCGCTGGGTTTGGCTAAGAACGCAGGATATATCAAGACCAGGCGTGGTCTGATACGGGGCGGCTTTCGATACCTGAGCGGCACAGCAGTGAAGGTGTTTCTAGACCTATGGAGTTACGACGGCAAACTGGGTTGTTTTCCCAAGATCAAGACCATAGCGCAGGACTTAGACCTGAGCGAACGCGCAGTCAAACGCGCGATAACGGAGCTCGTGGACAAGCGCTGGATAGAGATAGAACGCGGTCGCGTCAACACCTACAAATTCACTCATTTACGGGACACGATAGTGCCGTGAGAAGTGACAAAAACGTCACTTTCCAAACCCGCCGAGAAGTGACAAAACTGGCACTTCCCAAAGTGACAGAAACGTCACCTCCCATGGATACTAGCATGAATGAAGAAGCACGAAAGACTTCGGTACAGATCGAAACACAAGAATTGAAAAGAGCAGACAACAACACGACGTCACCACTCAGCGACGCGGCTGGCAGGGACCGCGCAACAAGCGCGAGGCCCGCGACAGACAGCCGCATAGCGCGGATAACTCCACAGCACGCCGTAACGCTCGCAGAGCCAACACCGGCAAGCGATAGCGCGCAGGGAGGAGAGAGAGAGGAAGTAGGTACGTACCAACCGGGAGCTTGGCGACAAGCAATGCTCAGAGCGCAGAGAGAGCGGCAGGAGCAACGAGAGAGGGTCAATGTAGAGTACGAGCGCAAACGAGCGCACGAACTCAGAGCACGCTTTGAGAGGGTGTTAGATAACTGTGAACAGAGAGGGCTCTGACTAACAGTGAAACCCAGGCACTTGCGCTTTGTTCAGGAATACGTAGCCGATCCCAAACGAAACGGCACGCAAGCGGCTATCAGAGCTGGATACTCAGCGCATAGCGCACGAATACAGGCGTCCAAACTCCTAGCAACGCCCAACATACGCGCAGAAGTGGCTCGACTCGAAGAGGAACTGCGACAACGCTGGCTCGAAAGCGCGGACTCTGTTAAGCAAACCGCAGTCGAGATACGCGAGAGAGCTCTGAACCGCAAGCCGGTCATGGTCAAGATCGGGTCAGGCAAAGACGCGACGTACAAGCAAGCTACTGAACTGAAAGAGTGTCCAAAGTGTCACGCGCTCATTGAGGCCGAGGTTTGGGAGTGTGATCTATCGAACGCGAACCGTGCGAACGAGGGGTTGGCAAAACTCCACGGGCTCATCACAGACGGCATTAGCATCACCATCGCCGACGCAGAGGCCGCGATACTGAGGATAGCGTCAACGACTCACAAGACTCTTGTGGCAGACCTGGGCAAAGAGGCCGGCGACGCGCTGTTTGAGCGGATACAGGTCGCGTTAGCACCAGCGTCGAGCAAGCCCGCCCTACCCGCTGTGATAACCGACGTGATCGACGCTGAGAGCAGGGAGGTTGAGGGTTGACGAGGCTGGTAGGTAGACACGTTTCTGCTGTTTTGAGGGGAGGATAAAGAGCGGTGAGGACTTACATTGGATCGTATGGAGTGATCGACGGCAAACCGACCCTGACGGGCACTCAGTGGCACTGTGAGTGTCAAGCGGGGCTGGGGTTTGTCATGACTACCGCGACGTATGGTCGCGCAGAGTGTTCCTGTGGTCGTGTGTGGAGTCTCGACCTCGGCGAGACAGGGAACGTCGTCACTGTGCGGCTTGTGACGGAGATAGAGGACCCCACCCCATGACCTACCCCTGCGGCGCGTGCAAGCAACCGGCAGAGCTCGTCAAGACCGCTCGCAGGGGCGTCTACGGCTATACCTGCTCTGACTGCGGACACCGGGGAGTGCTGCCGGAGTATGACTATCAGCTTTGGGTGGAGAGACAGAGAGGAGGATCGAATGGAGAATGATCGGAACGTAGAGGGCTATGTCAGGCAGGTTGCCGACCTGTTGGGCTTGAGGGATTGGACATTTGAGGTGGAGTGCAGGGAGGTGCCTGCAGACGGCGAACACGGAGTCGGCGGCGAATGTCGTCCGATCCCTGGTAGGCGCAAAGCGCACATTAGCCTGTTCGACGCTATCTGGTCGCTTGGGGCCGTTGAGCAGCGCAATACGGTAGTGCATGAGCTGATCCATTGCCACTTTGCCGAGACAGACACATACCTACAGGAAATGGGCGATAACAGGCTGCTGAGTCGCGACGTGGCCGACATACTGCGACTCTCGATAGGGAACGCGGTAGAGTTTGGGGTTGACGCCATGACTACTCTGCTCGCGCCTCTCATGCCCGCTGTGCCGTGGGTTTGTGAGGCTGATAGTAGTGAACAAAACCCCTCTTCTGCCGAGCGATAACTAGCAGTGAACAGAGGGTTGGAACGCTATATGTAGCGCATGTGCGCACTTTCGAGGATTGCTGAGCGTGGATAGGGCTTGATAAGGGTTCTTATGTTTACTTTCCCGGGAACGGAAAACCAGAGCACGGCGGCATGGTCAACGGGCATTTCGACACTCCCGATACCAATGCATGATATCGAGTTTGACCCGATAACGCTAGACCCCGCCGTCTGCCGAGTCGAGCATTTGGAGTGTCCATGCCCTAACGTCTCGGGTTGCTACGCCTGGTTTGACACTGAGAGTGAGCAGGTGTTGAGGGTAGGCAAAGCACGGCTACTGCGGAATAGACTTCAGGCGTATTGGTCGGGTCGTGATCCCTCGTGCTCCGTCGGGACTTGCGCTTGGCATTGGCTGCACTGATTCGCGGGGGTGAGTCATGACAGGTGACAGGAACTTGGACAACGCTATTGAGCTGATACGCGAGGAGTTGGCGCGTCGAAAGCAAGAGCAACCCAGCACAGTCGAGCCTACTCTTGAGGGTATCGCGGCGGCCCTGGAGAGGATCGAGCGCAAGCTGGACGAACGGCCCGTGGTTGTGCCGTGTCCTGTGCCGGTGTATCCGTATCCTCAGCCGTTGCAGCCGTGGGGCACGCGCCGACCAAACCCGAACCGCTAACGAGCGGTTAGCGTAGTCAGTCCTGACCCGACTGCACAACAAGAGAGTGAACGAACAGGAGGAGGCGACGGAAATGAAAGACGACAACAAGACGCACGTGACGGGGTTCCCTGAGGAACTGACAACACCAACGACTTGGTCGGAAGCCGACTACCAGGCCGAGCAGGACGCGGCGGGCATTGCTTACGGCGCGGGGTTGGCAAACGCAGTCCCTGCCCCGAAAGCGGAGACGGTCTCGAGTAGGCTTGTGGACTTGCGAGCCGCTTTCGAGCAGGTAGAGTCAATGCTGTGTGTAGCAGTGGGATCGCTTGCGGCGCGGGTGTTGGACCCGGAGCCGGAGGAGCTGCCGCACGAAGTCACTGCGCCTCTGCCGTCGGCGCGCGAGGTTGGCGGCAGCATCGGCGACCATCTAGACGCCCTCTGTGACCTGCACACGGACATAACGCGGCAGGTTGGCACGATAGAGCGTTTGGCAGGGAGGTTGTGACATGAGCGACACGACAACGACAGCAGGCTACGGGTCACTTACGGCAAGCAACGTAGTGCCCGGCCCGAAGAACCAGACACCGGGCTTTGCGGTACATCCCGGCGCAAGCCAGTACCACGACCTGGTATACCGCGACAACAGCGCACAGCGTGAGGCAACAGGAATGAGCGACGAGCGTGAGAACAGACCCGAGGAGCCGATTGGCATTGACGACCTCGTGAACCCTGAATGCCTACGAACGGCCAATGACCTGCGGGTGCTGGAGTACGTCGCTAGGATACTGGAAGACCCCAAGCGTCTAGCAGCGGCCCGTGCGTTGGCCCAGCAGACGGCGACAGGGGTTATGCGGGTGTGCGATCTGCTGGAGGGTGGAGAATGCACGTAGAGGCTTGCAATGCTACCGAGCACCCTCTGCCCGCGTGGTTCACCGAATGGGTGGAGAGTGTCGGCAGGGAGTGGGACGGGTTCACGTTCCCCTGGCTGGAGGCAACGACCCAACAGGGCGGGTCGCATATCAAGACGTATGCGTATGCCTGGGATCGCAACGAGCTACCGAGCCCTCGTGCGGTGGCCGAGATACTACGCCGGGTTACATGGCAGGTATCCGAGGGTTCGGCAGAGCCCAAGCCCGAGGGTGAGCACGTGACGTTTAGGACTCGGGAGTGGCTACCGGCATTGCCTGAGACTGACGGCTTGGCCGAACGCTTGCCGCAGGTGCTTATCGTGCGTATCCCGTGGCAGTTCTGTTACCAGCGCGGTCGCACTGTGAGTGTATACTGCCGAGCGCGGTTGGGCGTGGCGACGTGTGCGAGCGCGTGTTCTTTGTTGACCGGGAGTTCTTGGAGGACAGGATATTGCCCGCTGGTTGGTGGCGACTCTACGGGCTAAGTGGCAAGTGGGGTGAGGTATGTTCGGGTGAATGTGCCACGGCGTTCATTCAGCAGCACGGGGTCGTTGACGAGGAGGCCAAACCATGAGGGACTTTACGCGGTTCTTGCTATGGGTCTGTTGGGCGACAAACCTCGTGCTGGCAACTGGGTTTGCGTATACCGGCCCGACAGTCCTGTTTGCGGCCTGCTGGGCTTGCTGGTGTCTCTGCACTATCGGGCTGGCGCTGGCGTATCGGGAGGAGCCATGAGTAGCGATCTAACGATCTGCGCGAAGTGTCGGCACTGCTTTGACGAGTGGACAGTAGCTACACGTCAGTGGCCGACGTTGTTGCAGTATAGGCAGAACCTCTGCGAGCGGTCCCAATGGCCCTGCTACGCCTCCGAGCTCACGCCCGCGTCGTTCGACGTGGTGACGGGCTCGACCATCCCCGCGACCTATCGCCGGTGTATTGACGTCAACACCGACGGTCACTGCCCGCTGTACGAGGCGTTGCCGGAGGTTGAGGAGGTCGTGCAGGAGTGCGTATTCTGTATCATTCCCAAGCCGGAGGCTTCTGTTGACACGCCCGAAGAGATACGCCCCTGGTGGAAGTGGTGGGGGACTAAGAGGTGAGGAACACTAGCGACGGCGCGGCGGTCTTCACGTGTTTCATGCTACTGCCTATCCTATTCGCCGCGTTTGGCGCATTTGGCCGGTTCTGGCAGGGGTTCGCCGTTGCGTTCATTGTGGACGCGATATTGTATGACCGTGGAAAGCGCAAAGAGGAGCGACCATGAGCGGTTTAGAGCGGTTCATACAGGTGGTGAGGGGCAGATGACATACGCTATCCGCGTTGACGTGTTGGCCGAAGAGGTGTTCGACGGCTCGGCTTGCCCTCCGTTGCTGAGTGGTTACGAAGTTGGGTTGTGTGTTTGTCAGGCGGCTGGCGAGAGGTTCGCCGCTGAACAGGAGGATTACGAACGAATGTCCAACCTCGACCGCATATCTCGCAACGCGGCCCCTGCGCCCTGTCGTGAGTGTCCTAACCGGGGGCGCTGGCCTAACGACGGGTGCGACCGGTACAAGTCCATGCACCAGGCTTGGCGGTTGCCGGGCGGGTGCTGGTGCTGGTTGCCTAGAAAGAGGGAGGAGTCCTAATGCTAACCCCTATCAAACGCTGTGACGTTGACTGCGACTGCAACGGTCACATGCTCAGGGCCGAGATATGGCCCGACGACGAGCACGTGGTGTACCTGTCGTTCTGGAGCAACATGCGCGGGTCTTGGATGACGTTCGGCACGCGTCTCAAGAAAGCCTGGGAGGTGTTGTGGTATGGCGAGACTCGGGTGGACGACATAGTCCTGAGTGATCCGGCGAAAGCGCGGGCGCTGGCAACGTTCCTGGCTGAGTGGGCGGGTGAGGAAGAGGGCAGGAGGCTCGACAATGAACAACGTGCCTGTGTCTGACCTATTGTTACAGGACCTGGAGAAGCGTGTTGCCGACATTGAGGAGTGGATAGACGCTTTGGCTTACGAAAAGCGGGTTTCAGCACGCGACATACCCATGCCATTCACAAGACGCATTCACGAACGGGTTGAGGCGCGCGCAATAGTTCAGGACCTACGCGACGACGTGTCTCGGGAGATAGCAAATGAACAACAGTGATGCGGCGAAGAGGCTTAAAGAGATAGGTATGGGCCTGATAAATAGCGAGCACAAGTATGGCGCGGAAGTCTGGCGGATCGCTGACGAATTGTCCATGGATCCCCAACCCTCGAAGCATGTCCCCTCAATAGCGGAGAACGTGATCCAGATACGCGATGATGTGAGTGGCTTGAAACGTATGCTGGAGGAGGGTGCGCCAGTCCCCCAACCTCCGGCGGGCGAGTGCGTTGACGAGGAGGCGCGGGGGTTGGTCAATGCACTACGTGCCGAGGTGGACGATGTGCTCGAATGGGTTGGCGGCCACACGGTGAAGGCCGAGCAACTCCGCAAAGACGTGGACGAGCTGCGCAAGACCGTGTTAGACATGCTGCTGCGTTTTCGTGAGTTCCGCGAGGAGGTTGAGCCCAGCAATATACCCGCCAAGACAACCGCCGAGAAAGACGACAAAGCTAACGCTGACAGTAAAGCTCGAAACTGGCGTATTCTGCAGACGTTCGCTTTATGCAACGGGTTCAGCCCGCCTGATAGAGTGCGCTTTGAGGCGTGTGGTGGCGATCTTCGGCTCTATGCTGCCACAGCCAACCAGGAGTTCCGAGACAGCCTACTGGAGGCGTTAGGTGATAGCAAGTCGGAACCCACATTATTGCCCCATGACGACCCAGCTATTCCAGAATATCTACGCCTAGCGCGCGAACGGTTCAATCGGGCATATCGCAAGATGTTCCCCGAGAAGTTCGCGGGTAGTGCCGACGTGTCAGATGGCGCGATAGGTTCCCCACCCCTCTTCCTGGACCGGAACGGGACGCCGTGCTGCGAGGGGGATAAGCTCATGGACCCTGACCAGCCGGGCGTGACATTGACGATCACTGGCGGCAAACGCGTTATCGAGTGTCCTGTTGGGCGTGGGTTCAGCGACAAGGGCAACTGGGTTCTCTGGGAGCGAGGCGGGAAGTGACAGACGAGGAAGCGCGAAAGATCATCGAAGCCGAGTGCGAAGCTATACCATTGGGCCAAGTTCTCAAGTGGTCGCGAGAGGTTGTCTCCAGCCAGTTGGACTACGTGCGAACAGGCGACTTGAACCCCCTGTTCCATAACTGCATTAAGCTGCAGATAGCACTACGGGCGTTTGATGCAGAGCGAGGTGGGAAGTCCTAATGCCCTACTCATTCAGCCGTGGATTTGCGCCATATTCACTGCCGGCCGAGTTTCCTGGCAGACCGTCGTTCATGTGCAAATGCAACGGCACAGGTTGGGTGCGTCGTCGTAACCCGCACTCTGGGCGTATGAAGTGGTGTGAGTGTGACTGTGATACTGGCGCGGACGTGCGCAGACTCAACGGGGGGAAGCGTCCATAATGTCCTACACAGCAACGATCCCCTATAAGTTCAAACCTCACGATTGGGTGTGGGTTGTCACCACCACCCGTGAACGCGTGTGTTCAACATGCAAGAACACGTCGCTTTCCGACTACCACGTGCGCCATGGGTTCGTAACGGACGTGTATCTCAGTCACCACATACGTGTGACTGAGGGCAGTGTCGTTACCTACACGGTGCAGTTGACAGACGGGGTGGACAATGACCCGCCGTGGTCGATTGAGGAGTGTTGCGAGGCACACGAGGGAAACATGTTCGTCACCCAAGCTGAGGCAGATGCCAAGGCAACGAATGCACGGTCGCTATCTTTGCTATGCGAGAAAGTGGCAAGCCTCTGATGTCCTACACCATCGAGCAGACAGCGCGGAAACTGGCGGCGAAGGTCAATACACCCAACGCCGATCTACGCGCCGATCTTGCGCAGGCCGGGACCATCGAGGGTTACAAGGCGACGGCGGCATGGGAGCCGGGCGAAGGCAAGCACCTGAGTTCCTATCGCTGGACGGCAATACGGCGGGCGGTATGGCGAGAGTATCGCAAGAACACCTACCCCGAAGTGCAGTTGACGAACGATACCCCCGGCCCGACAGACGTTGTGGAGGTCGTTGTGCTCATGGTGGACGTGCAGGCGCGAATGACCAGGTTATCTGAGCGACAGAGACAGGTCGCGGAACTGCTAATGGCTGGTTTGCGTCCTCCTCAGATAGCGGTCGAGTTGAGTCTGAGCCGGGCGCGAATAGGGCAGATCATAGGCTCGTTGCGGCGTCACTTCGAGGGGGTGTTATGACAGAACCTGAGTTCAGGGAGTATGAGCGCCGTTTTGACGAGGCGTGGGAGCAGATAGACAAACCCTGGATGGAGACGGCGTTTGTTCACGAAAGTCCTCCTACCGAGACGCACGCGACGTTTGCCGAGGCATGGAGTGACACGCGTCCTGCGCGGCCACCGTATATCACTGGTTGGAGCAACAGACCAGAGTTCTATGACTGCTATGTTGACGGGTTGGTGCGGGTGATCATGTTTCAGGTAAGCGCCGATACACCAGCATCAAAAGTGGCTCAGACGTGCGCGGACATTACCAGTAAGTTTGCTCGCATGGGCCGCGTGTTCGTGCGCTCTCCATGGCGGCTGGGCATGAGCTTTGCGCACAATGACATAGAGGTGCAGGGGCGCTGTGGTTACGTGCGAGGTGTATTCAAGCCGGGGGTAGTGCCACATGGACGCTAACTCCCTCCTGAAGACCCCCAAGAAACCCGTCTTTGACCAGGCGTTCGTCGCCAATGTCTGGGGCCAAGGTCGGCTGAAGAGTACGGCACTTCCGGAGGCGGTCGCGACTCCCTGGGCGTTCCTGTGCAATGCTGTGTGGACGAAGGACGAGGTGCAAGGTGAGATACGACAATTCCCCGGCAAGAAGATATGGGAACCCACAGGCGAGTTGCAGTACGACTATCTGCGCTACATGACCGAAATACGGCTCCAGCACCGCATGTTCGCTGTAGATAAGTCCCGGCGAATGATGATAACGTGGTGGCTGCTGGCGCTCTATCTATACGACATAATGACGCGCTCCAATGTTGCTCATGCCGTCATCAACAAGGACTTAAACGATAGCGCATATCTGCTTGGCGACGAGCGCATGAAGTTGATCTACGACCACATTCCGGAGGAAGTCTGGCCAAATAAGCCAGTGGTGGAGGTCAGTGGCAAGTGCAAGTTGGGTTACGAGATCATCCGATGCTCAACGACGGGCAGTTACGTGCGTGCTTTTCCTCAAGGCGCAGGGCAATTGCGACTGTTCACACTGACGTGGATACTCTTTGACGAGTTTGCGTTTCAGGAGCAGCAGCAGGAGGCATTGCGTGCGGCGGTTCCATGCGTGCAGGGTGGACTCGGGCATATCGATATAGTAACGACGCCGGAACTGGGCACCTACGCCGAGGAGGTCTACTTTGACATGGAGTAGCGCGATATGATCGGCATAGAGGAGCGAGATACGCTCAAGGGTGTTCATGTCGTATGTCTGAACTACCGAGCCGACCCCGAGAAGCGAGTTCCAGACTGGGCGACGCGGACCAGGTTCGATCTCGGCCTGAGCACAGCCGACTGGAACATGGAATACGAGAACGTATGGCAGGTGTCGCGAGGCGTCGGGGTCTACTCGGCCGAGTTTGAGCGAGCCAAACACGTGGCTCCGGGGCCGTTGGAATACATGCCAGGGCTGCCGATGTATCGAGGGTGGGACATGGGGCCGACGCACATTAGTCCCGCCTGTGTTGTTGGTCAACTGGACTCCCTCGGAAGGCTCAACGTGCTTGAGGAGATCGTGACATGGCGTGGCAAGGACAAACCAGTGCCAGTTGACGCCGGGCCGTTTGCCGATCTTGTGAACCTGCAATGCAGCACGAACTATCCCGGCGCTGACTTCGAGGATATTGCTGACCCGGCCTCATGGCACAAGCAGACCGTTGTTAGCGAGCAGAAGTCCGCTATCGACGTGCTGAACACCAGGAACATCTGGCCTAACCCCGGTCCTATGACTTTCACGGCCCGCAAAGAGGCGATGGGGACGCGGTTGCGGGCGACTGCCATTATCATCAGTCCAACCTGCACAATGCTTGTTCAGGGGATGCTCGGGAAGTACTGCTACGAAGAGATAGGCAACACCGGCACGTACAAGGCCACCGTTTGCAAGAACGCATGGAGTCACCCGATGAATGGCTTGGAGTACATCACGGGATCACTCTATGTGCCGATACCTGCCGGCCACTACTCTCTTGGCGCACCACAACACGAACCGGAGGACGAGGAGGACTATGACGACTATGACGACAGGAACAGGGCTACACCGTTTGCGTGAGGAGGTGAACTGAATTGAGCAAGAAGAAACCTGTGGTCGTTGAGGAGCCGGTGCCAGCAGACAACTGCGACGTGTGCGGGAAGTCAGTGGTTGACGACTGCGACAACGTGCATTTGACGCAACGAGAGGGATCGAACGCGTTTGCACCGTATACTAGACTGCAATATCGCGTGTGTTTCGGCTGCATACTGAAAGCGGTTGGCGTGCCGCTGGAGGGAGACAATGTCTGACACTTATACGCGCACCGACTACTACTGCATGAGGTGCGGGAAGCAGGGGGTTTGGGAGGACTTAGGGCTTGTCGAGCAGTATGCTTGTTCGCACTGCGGATGGTCACTGCAAACACTGGAGGAGTTTATCGTGTGTGATCGGTCGGTTGCCGCTGACGAGTTCTCTAGAAACGAGTATGTATCGCTCGCCACACTCGAAGAGGAGTATCAGAATGGCAGAACCTGACGGAGCGCCGAAGAAGGTGAGAATCGGGCCGCTGGACTATGAGGTTCGGTGGGAGGATGAGCCCTGGCGTCGTACAGCACGCGGCATTGCAGCAGAAGACGAGCTATATCAGATACTGCACTTGCCGTCTTGTGTGCCACCCACTGGCATAGCTTGCCTGTTTCTACACGAGGTGATGCACAGCATACTGTGGACTGACGGGAACCGAACGACGTTAGATCAGGAACAAGTCTGCGACTGCGTAGGCTACCACCTCACGGACTTCTGGCGCGACAACCCCGAGGCGTTTGAGTGGTGGATCGGATTGGTGAAGGGAGGAGGGAATGTGTAGGACAACAGGTGGGCTAAGCAAAGAGAGTGCCGAGAAGTTTGCTGAACTGAATGATGAGCGATTCAGTGACGTCTCTGTAATCAAGCAACTGATCAGGCTATGGATGGACAATGCGTTAGGCAACGTGTCTCCCGGCGTCGTCATTGGGCAGTTGCTTGAGATTCTGATCGAAGAGGAGAAGAGGCGTGCTTGCGAGCATCTACCTGACCCGAAATTGCCATCGTTGAAGTCGGGTAGTTGCGGGCCAGAGGCCGACGGAGGGGAGTCACCATGTCCATAACCCCTGGCGTTATCGAGGCGTCACAGCCCCGCCCTGGGTTCGCGATCATCAAGCCGCCGCCTGAGAAGGAGAAGTCGGAGGGCGGCATTATCTACTCCGACTGGACAGAGAAGCGGCAGACCTATGGCGAGGTCGTCTCCATTGGCTCGTTCACGGAGGACTTCGAGCCGGGCGACTGGGTTCTCTACCAGCGATGGGCAGGCGAACAACTCGGCGTGTATGAGGAGCAGGCGTACGTGGTCGTGCGAATGGAAGACGTTCAGGCGACGTTGAACAACAACGAGGTCGTGCCGTGTGGCGACTGGATTGTGTTGGACATGATAGACGAACGAGTGAAGGAGACTGCGAGTGGCATTCTGATAGCCGACGCCGGGTATCTGCAGTGCATGGACGACCCAACCCGCGTTGCCTCCACCGTATCCCGGCAGGAAATGGAACACAACCTGCGACGCGCTGGATATTCTCCGGACGCCGCCAACCAACTCGCGGGGCAGTATCGTGACGAGCTCGCGAGCAACCAGGACAGTATCTCGCAGGACGATGTGCTGGACATTCCCCCGCCCTACAAGGGCACAATCTTGGCGGTCGGCCCGGCGTGCAAGGAGAACCTAACTATCGGCGCGACCGCGATACTAGAGCCCTGGGTGGGCACCGACTTAAACTGTGACGGCAAGGAGTATCGGGTGGTGAGAGAAGAGAATGTAGTCGCACTGACAGAAAGTGGTTGACAAACACCTCGATTCTCTACACTAAGTAAGTAGAACACAACCAAGCAGTCGGCTGATCCCCGATTCGTTTGCGAAAAGACCCCTACCTGTACAGGACCGCTTAACGGCGGTAGGTGGGGGTCTTTTGCTTGGGTGGTTCATGGAGTGACCATGCCCCAAGGTCGGATACAACTGAGTCCGGACACCCTGCAGAGTCTCGGCGCTGAACTCGGCAAGGCCATGGGCGACGCTCGCGACGCGGCGGAGACAATGCTTGCCAAAGTCGAGGGCTACCGCGACCAGTACGAGGGCGTCATGCCACCCAAGACGTTCAAGTGGTCCTCTAACGTCCATGTCCCCGAAACGAAAGCCACACTCAACGCTGCCGCCGCGAAGATAGCGGACGCCGCGTTGTTCACCGACCCCATATACGAGGTCGAGTCCGAAGATCCTCTGTATGACGATTATGCCCAGGAGATTGAGAACTACAACGAGTATTGGCACGACCGGACCCGACTCCGACCGAAGGGCAAAATGGCCATTCTGGATTCGCTGATAACCGGTCAGTGCTGGCTTCACCCTGGAGTAGAAGCGACAGGCAAAGTACTGCCCCCACTGCCGGATATGTTCAACATGGAACCCGAACAACCTCTCAGTATCTCTCAGCTTGACGCACTCCCCACTTGCAACTACGTGATAACAGAAGACATGTGTCTACTGCCATTCACGGCTGAGAACTTCAAGCAAGCCAATGGCGCGTTCGGGCGTACGTGGCGCAGGTGGACCGACATAGAGAACGGCGGGTTCTACAAAGAGTCCGTCGAAATACTCAGAACACGTTGGCAAGAGGATCGCCACGTCAGCCAGACCCACGAGCAGCAGGGGATTGGAACCTCTACCCCGCAGAAGGTCGAGCATGCGCTATTCGAGTGCTGGGAAGGCATCTACCGCTGGAAACGCGACGGGGAGAAGCAGGAAAAAGACTACTTCATGCTCGTCGCGTGGTCAGACGACAATCGCGGTGCGGCGACGATCTTGACCTGCATGGAGTATGAACCACTGTACGGCAAACAGTGGTTCTTCATCCCGATCATTTGCTCACCGAAACCGAAGTCCATGTGGGGCGGTTCCATGTGCGAGGATATGCGCGGTCTGCAGAATTGGCTGAACGCGACGTTCAACCAATGCACAAATGCGATCAACATGGCGATACTCCCGCCGATAGCCGCGCCCGCTACGTCAAGACTCCATACTGACAACCTCAAGTGGGCTCCACATCAGAAGTGGGCGTTACAGAACCCGCAAGAGGTGCAGGTTCTCCAAATGCCCTCGACTGTCTTCTCAGGCATCAACGCCGCTATGAACCAGACGCAGTTTGTCTTGCAGGTCAAAGAGCGCGTGACGGGCGTATCGGCTGTGATGCAGGGCACGAAGCAGCAGGACAACCGGACGAAGTTCGAGGTCAACGCGGTTATCGAGCAGGGCAACGACATATACAAGCATCAGGTCTCGATGATCCAGTTCGGCATGGACGAGGACCAGGGATTCGAGGCTTACGCGGCGTGCTTCATGAACATCCTGCGTAACTTCCTCCCGCCGCGTCCGATTCGTTACCAGTCGCGACAGAGTTCGCAGAAGTGGTCGGTGGCTACACCGGAAATGAGCAAGGGCGAGTACCGGTTCATTCCACACGGCAACACGGCGACAACCAACCCCGAGGTACGGTTCAAGCAGACTCAGGCCACACGGCAGGCGGTCGCACAGTCGCCGTTCTGTCAGATAAGCCCAATGGATACCCCCGACGGTGTTCTTGCGAAGGTGAAGCGATGGTATAAAGCCGAGTCTGAGAACCTACTTGCAATGGGGCAGAAACGCCCCGATCTTTGGCTCGGAGGAGAGCCGGAGACACCCGAGGAGGCATTGGCGATTGCATTCAAGATTGATCCTCAAGCGGTTATGCAGATTCTGGCAAAGTCTGCTCCCGCGCCCACCGGACCCGGAGTCCCCGGTGTTCCAGGGGAAGCCGGTCCTGTCCTACCAGGTCAAGGCCCTGGAGGCCCTGGGGCCGGACTGGTACCAGCTCTTCCCCAAGCGCAAGGCCCCGGAAACGGAGGCCGACCAGGCGTTGGCGGAACTCCAGGCCCGGCAGGAATTGCGGGAGGCGGCATCGGAATACCGAGCCCTGGTCAACTACCCGGAATGGCGGCGTTACCGGGCTGACGTGCGCAAACAGGCCGAACTCATGG